TTCAAACAACACATTCTTTTGGGCAGAGAGAGCAATGATCAAATTGCCTTTCGCAGGAATCAAAGGTGACACAGGTAGTCGACCAGTATTGGTACAAGTACCATGTGTAGAAATGTGGGGCGATACATGTCCTATTCTATCAGAAGTACGTGGTTGGTTTAAAGACAAATCACTAGAAGACATGGGTCGTAAATATTGGAAGAAGCGTTCATACATCTTCCAAGGCTTTGTAGTTAAAGATCCAATTAACGAAGAAGCAACTCCAGAAAATCCAATTAGACGTTTCATTATTGGTCCACAAATTTTCCAGATTATTAAATCTGCGTTAATGGATCCAGAATTGAATGAACTTCCAACTGACTACACACATGGTGTAGATTTCCGAATTGCTAAAACTAGCAAAGGTGGCTATGCTGACTATTCTACTTCAAAGTGGAGCAGAAACGAACGTCCAATATCAGATGAAGAAAAAGCATCTATTGATACACATGGCTTGTTTAACTTAACAGACTTTCTTCCTAAGAAGCCTGGCGAAGTTGAACTTAAGGTTATGAAGGAAATGTTCGAAGCATCAGTTGACGGTGAAGCGTACGACATGGATAAATTTGGACAGTATTTCCGTCCAGCAGGTATGAGTCAAGCTACAGGTGATCCAGTAGCACCAGCGGCTACTACACAGCCTGTGACTGAAACTGCTCCGGCAACTGCTGAGCCAACAACTCCTGTTGCTGAACCTACTCCAGAACCAGCGGCTACTACTGAAAGCAGTAATAGAGCGCAGGACATTCTGGCACAGATTCGTTCACGTCAAAACAACGGCTAAAAAGTTTAGTGGAAGTTCCGGCAAAAACCTCCTTACGGTATCCAGCGAGGTCTTCCACTAACACAACTAAGGAGTAAACATGGCAAAAGCATTTGACATTACTAAATTTAGAAAAGACATTACTAAGTCTATTAATGGACTAGGTATTGGATTTAATGATCCTACTGATTGGGTAAGCACAGGTAACTATGCCTTAAATTATCTAATTAGTGGCGACTTTACAAAAGGTGTACCGCTTGGTAAAGTAACTGTATTCGCAGGTGAATCAGGTAGCGGTAAATCATATTTTTGTTCGGCAAACATTGTAAAGGCCGCACAAGAACAAGGCATCTTTGTAGTACTAATTGATTCAGAAAACGCACTTGACGAGTCTTGGTTACAAGCATTAAACGTAGACACATCAGAAGAAAAACTTATGAAGTTAAACATGAGTATGATCGATGATGTAGCAAAAACTGTATCACTGTTCATGAAAGACTACAAAGAAATGGCAGAAGAAGATCGTCCTAAAGTATTGTTTGTAGTAGATTCATTAGGTATGCTACTAACACCAACAGACGTTGATCAGTTTGATAAAGGTGATTTGAAAGGTGACATGGGTCGTAAGCCTAAGGCACTAACAGCACTTGTTCGTAACTCAGTAAACATGTTTGGTTCACACAATGTAGGGCTTGTAGCAACTAACCATACATACGCATCGCAAGATATGTTTGATCCAGATGATAAGATTTCAGGTGGTCAAGGATTTATCTACGCATCTTCAATTGTTGTAGCAATGAAAAAACTAAAACTAAAAGAAGATGAAGATGGTAATAAAGTAAGTGATGTACGTGGTATTAGAGCGGCTTGTAAAGTAATGAAAACACGTTACGCTAAACCGTTTGAAAGTGTACAAGTTAAGATTCCATATGAAACAGGTATGGATCCTTACAGTGGTCTTGTTGATTTGTTTGAAGCAAAAGGCTTACTAAACAAAGAAGGTAATCGACTTAAATATGTTGACCTCAACGGGGAAATACATTTAGATTATCGTAAACAATGGACTGGTGATAAACTTGATATGATTATGAAGGATATTGCCAATAAACCAGAGATAACTGACCCCGAAGAGGTAATTACAGATGAAGAACCTCAAACGGAGATAACTGAATAATGAACACAGACTTTTTAGCTGACTTGTGGAGCACGATAGTAGACTACGTGCCTGAAAACAAGAGAAAAGATCTTGCTTATAATTTTGTAAATCTACTCACAGACTTTGATGTACCTGCTAGTACAATTGAAGGAATGATGGGTATTGACAGTCATTTAGATCATGCTATCGAATATTGTATTGATGAAGAAGAAAGCGATTTCGATGATACTGATCTTTATGATGACGAAGAAAGTAGATGGGACGAAGATTAAACAATGAGTGGTTGGTACGATAAAGTTTCTAAAGATATCAGCAACATACCTGACGCTATCACATACTTTAATAATGAACTTATTGAAGCAAAGAGAGAAGTTAGAATATCAGGTGTAGTTGAACAAGCATCAGCAAAAATGCCTGGTATTGTAGAACATCGTTTCAATCAATTACAGGAAATAGAAGCAATTCTTGAATACCTGAACATTGAACTACGTCGGCTAAGAAGTCAACACTTCAGAAAATATTTAGAAAACTATCAACGAGCTTTAAGCAGTAGAGATTGTGAAAAGTTCGTTGATGGTGAATCTGACGTTATAGATTTTGAAAAGATTATTAATGAATTTGCTTTATTACGTAACAAGTGGCTTGGAATAATTAAAGGACTTGATATCAAGCAATGGCAAGTTAGTAATATAATCAAACTTCGTGTAGCAGGCATGGAAGATGCCTCACTATAATTTTATCGAAATAGGAACTAGTAATTTTGGTACACTAATTGAAAAGGCAAGCGATGAAACAGTTGGCCTATCAGTAGAACCTATTACACCTTACTTAGATCAATTACCAAATAAAAAGAACGTTAAGAAAATTAACGTTGCTGTATCATACGATAATATAGATTCTGATGTAGACATTTACTTTATCCCTGAATCAGTAATAAAAGAAAATAATTTAAAAAGAGATTTAGTCGGTTGTAATTCTATAAATGATTATCATCCTGCGCATTTACAGTATAAAAATCTTGTTGAAACTAAAAAGATAAGACAAATTCCAATCGGGTTGCTTTTTAACAATAATGATGTAAAAAGTGTTGACCTACTCAAAATAGATACAGAAGGTGGCGACAGTAAAATACTAACACATCTGTTCTATTTCTTAAAAGATAAATCAGAATCATTTTGGCCTAAGACTATTACATTTGAATCAAATAAACTAACACCAAAAAAAGATGTTGACGATGTAATTGAACTATATGAATCACAAGGCTATACCTTAATAAGAAGAAATAAGTTTAATACAACGTTAAAAAGATGATTCCAAAAAAGATCCACCAAATATGGGTAGGAGACAAAACACCACCCACAGAATATTTAGAAACTTGGAAAAGATTGCCAGGCTTCGAATACAAACTTTGGACCGAAAAAGAGTTAAACAAATTAGATATGCTTAATCAAGATAAGTTTGATTTTTTTATGGATCGTAAAGTTTGGCACGGTGTCGCGGACATTGCGAGAGTTGAAATACTATTTCAATATGGTGGTTTTTATGTAGATGCTGATACAAAAAGACTAAGGTTACTTCCTGATTCTTGGTTTGATAATGATAGTTTTGCTGTTAGAGCATATGACAATCCAAAATGGAAATACAGAATTACTAACGGTCATATTGGATCTATACCAAAAGGCAAATTGATAACAGAATATAGATATCAAATAAAACAAGCCAAAAAATTTACACCTTGTTGGAGCACTATAGGTGGCACATTACTTACAGATATAATTCAAAATAAAGTTAGTGAAACACTTGTGTTAGAACCTTATACTTTCTATCCAACTGATATGGAAGGCAATCCAATCAATTATCCCGACGGGAGTATATCATATGCTACGCATGTTTGGGGTTCAAAAAATAAAGACCTATACTCAAATAAAACCTAAGCAGTAATAGTAGCATATAAATATTGCTATGAAGCATATTGTACTTGTCACAGGTGGCTTTGATCCACTACACTCTGGTCACATCGAATATTTTAAAGAAGCACGTAAACTAGGCGATGAATTACACGTTGGTTTAAATTCAGATGATTGGTTAACACGTAAAAAAGGAAGACCATTTATGCCTTTCTTGGAACGTGCTAATGTAATTGAAAATTTAAGCATGGTCAACAAAGTTATTTCTTTTGATGACCGTGATAATAGTGCTTGTGGAGCTATTTACAAGACTATGGCAACACACGGAGATATCAAAATTATATTTGCTAATGGCGGCGATAGAACAAACACTACTACTCCAGAGTTTAAGACTTACGGAGATATGCCTAAGGTAGAGTTTGCGTTTGGGATAGGCGGAAATAATAAAATAAATTCTAGTAGTTGGTTATTAGACGAATGGAAAGCGCCTAAAACAGAAAGAAACTGGGGTTATTATAGAGTAATTCACGAATATGAAAAACACACAAAGGTAAAAGAACTTACAGTTGCTCCAGGTAATAAATTATCAATGCAAAGACACAAAGACAGAAGCGAGCATTGGTTTGTAGCAGAAGGAACAGCAACAGTGTATACTTCAACTTCTGTAGAAGAACATAAATTAGTTGGCAGATATAAGCAACACGAATCGTTACACATTCCTGTTGGATCATGGCATCAACTGGCTAATGAGGATAGAATCCCACTTAAATTAGTCGAAATACAATACGGTACAAACTGTGTTGAAGAGGATATAGAAAGAAAATGAAAGTATTTGTAGGATATGATACTAGAGAAGATATTGCTTATCAAGTGTGTAAGCATAGTATTGTGAGTAAACAATCACAGGCAGAAGTACACCCACTAAAACAAAATGAACTGAGAGAAGCAGGATGGTATACCCGTCCTATTGATAAATTAGGATCTACTGAATTTACATTTACACGTTTCCTAATACCCGAACTTACTAACTTTAAAGGTTGGGCATTGTTTATGGATTGCGATATGATTCTAACTACAGACATCAAAGAATTATTTGATCAAGCAGACGATCGTTATGCTGTTATGTGTGTACAACACGATTATAAAGTACAGGAAGGTTTTAAGATGGATGGACAAAAACAAACTGTGTATCCTAGAAAAAATTGGTCAAGTGTTGTACTATGGAACTGTGGTCATCCTAGTAATAAAGTTGTTACAACAGATTTAGTTAACGATGAAAAAACAACTGGAAAATATCTACACAGATTTGCTTGGTTAGATGATAGTGAAATAGGAAAACTAGATCACACATGGAACTATCTTGTTGGTGTATACAATGATATAGATGTACCAAAATTGATACACTATACAGAAGGCGGACCGTGGTTTGAAAATTATAGAAACGGTGAATTTTCTCGTTTATGGAAAAATGAATTACAGGATATGATGAATGGCTAAAGACGCTGGCAAAAATAAATTTAGGATGCACATAGAATATCCAGACGGTACAGTACATCAAGGTAAAAAAGATTTTAGGTACTGGACAGATTATATTGGTATTACAGACTTTGACTACACAGGAAAACGTGTACTTGATATTGCTACCAATGAAGGATGGTGGGCTTTTTGGGCCGAAATGAATGGTGCTGAATATGTTGAAGCCAGCGATGTAGAACGAGGTGAAGATTATGATTGGGGTGCTGAAAAGGATTGGGATTGGATTAATAAATTAAACGCCAATAGAGGCGGCAGAGATGTATTAGAATTTCATCATAAAAATTTAAACAGCAAGGTTGTTGTTAAAAAAGAAAGCATATACGAAGCAAAAGGTGAATTCGATGTAATTTTTGCTCATGGTTTAATGTATCATCTAAGACATCCGTTACTAGCAATTGATAACATGTATAAGTGTTGTAAAGGTATGTTTATATTTGAAACATTTGTTGATATTAGAAATCCTGATCAAGAAACTGCTGAATCTAAATTTTATAGAACTACTGAACTAGGTCCTATATCTAATTGGACTGGAGCAACAACAGCATGTTATAATAGTTGGCTAAAAGACGCAGGATTTAAAAATATATTTTACACAGATTCCGGAGCAGGTCCGTTAGGAGAACCTCGTCAAATATTCATAGCGTTGGTAGACGACACATACAAAGATTTATTTTTGAAAAATGCTAATTTACATTATTGTGATAATGATTATTGGGAACGTGTATTAACTAAGACACATTTTAATTATTTAAAATGATTATATCGCACACGCATAAATTTATTTTTGTAAAAACATTTAAAACTGCTGGATCTAGTATAGAAAAATATTTGTATGACTACTTGGATCAAGATGATGTTATTACAGGTGAGGAAAAAGAAAATGTGCCTACACAGAATACCAAAGCAGTTAGACACAGAACAGCAAGTTGGATTAAAAAATGGTATCCAAACGAATGGGATACATATTACAAATTTAGTGTAGATAGAAATCCTTGGGATATGGCAGTAAGTTGGTTTCACTGGATGAAGTACGCAGATAGAATTCAAGATACTGATTTTGATTTTTGGATTCGACAAGCAAACTATAATAGTTTAAAAAATTGGAATCGTTATACTATTGACGATGAAATAGTTGTTGATAAAGTACTACAATACGAATTATTACATGAACAAATACAAGATATTCCTGTACCTTATAATAACGAACTATTAAAAATATTTTTAAAGAGTGGTCATAAACCTAAAGAAAAAAGTTATAGAGATTTTTATACTGATGAAACAAGTAAAATAATTGAGGACAATTTTCAAGAAGTAATTAAACTATTTGGATATAAATTTAAATGATATTTTTAAGTAAAAAAGGTGAAGACCAATACATAAACGAAATGGCGAAAGGTTTTAATACAAAGCCAACAAACACAGAAGATTTTAGATACAAAGATTCTTTTGATCCAATTGTATTACGCGGTATTCTGAAAAAGAGAATTATGTTTAAATGTTTAGAAGATCATAGAGATTTTTATTACGTTGACACAGGATATTTTGGAAATGAAAAAACTGCTGGAAATCCAAATGGTTGGAAATACTGGCATAGAATTGTAAAAAATAATCTACAACATGGCAAAATTATTGATAGACCAGATGATAGATTTAAAAAATTTGATAAAAAAATTCATAGTTGGAAAAAGTCAGGGCGTAAAATTCTAATTGCTATGCCTGACGAAAAACCAATGAAGTATTACAACA